TGCTTCAGTAAATGGTGTATTAACTTTTGTGGCAGGCACAAACACAACATTAACAACAGACAATACAGGCAAATCTGTAACAATAAATTCTTCAGGTTCAACACAAAATTTATTCTCAACTATAGATGCTGAAACAGGCAGTGCCACAGCATCAAGTGCCACTGATACATTTACAATCAATGGTGATCCTTTATCTGGAATACAAACTGCGATTGCTGGAAACGTATTAACAATTACAAATACAAATCCAGCCTCAAATCAAAATTTATTTGAAACTATTAATGCTGATTCAGGCACTCCATACCAGGCGGCTTCGGCAGTTGATGAATTAACTTTTCAAGGTGGTACAGATATATCAACCACTGTTGGTGCTAACGGATTAATCACTATCAGTTACACAGGTGGTGGTGGTGGAGGTAGTCAGAATTTGTGGTCAACCATTACAGGTGATTCTGGATTTACCACAGCAAACACAACCACAGACAATTTGACTATTGCTGGTGGTACAGGTATCACATCAGCAGTGACAGGTGACACATTAACAATAAGTTCAGATATAGGCACAAGAGGCACAGTGGCAGGCACAACAAGTTCTATTGCCAACAACGCATCTACTAATTTAGATATCACTGGACACAAAGGTTACTTCTTGTACAAGATTCAAACATCGGCGGCGGCATGGGTTAGAATTTATTCAAGTGCTTCTGTTAGAACATCAGATTCAGCAAGAAGTGAAACATCTGATCCTACACCAGGTTCAGGAGTGATAGCAGAAGCAATCACAACAGGTGCTCAAACAGTTTTGATTACACCGTTTGCAGGTGGCTTTAATGATGAAAATCCGGTGACAACTACTATTCCATGTGCTGTAACTAACAAAAGTGGATCCACGCAAACAATCACAGTAACATTGACAGTAGTACCAGTAGAGGTATAATATGTCAGACACTCTTAAAGAGTATATAGTAACACTTCATAACTTTGAAAATTTAGATTCTTTCTATAATGACATGGAAACTCCTGGTGGAGACCTTTATATTCCCAACAGATCAGTAGATGTCAAGCATAGAAGAAACATAAGCAGAAACACTCACTATATGCTTAATGATGCAGAAGCAGAAACTTTACGAAATGATTCAAGAGTTCTAGCAGTAGAACAACCACCTTCAGCATTAGGTATACAAAAAATTGCACATTGGGAACAAACTTCCAATTTTGAAAAAGATAATAGCATATTCGGAAATTTTAATAATACTGATAAAAATTGGGGATTATTAAGAGTAACAGAAGGATCTAATTTAGCCAATTGGGGAACTAACGGTTCATTTACACAAACCAATCAAACAGTAAAAACAACAAGCAGTGGCAAAAATGTTGACGTGGTGATGGTTGATTCACATATTAAAACTGATCACCCTGAATTTGCAGTTAATTCAGACGGATCAGGAGGATCAAGAGTGCAACAATTTAATTGGTTGAGTTTAAATTCTCAACTGGGAATCAATGCAGGATCAAGCAACTATGATTATTCTGATATAAGTAGCAACCATGGCACACACACAACAGGCACAGTGGCAGGCAATACTCAAGGTTGGGCAAGAGATGCCAACATTTATTATATGGAATTTAGTTACACAGGAACATTCACTCCAGGTAATTGGGAACTTTACCTTTATGATTACATTAGAGAGTGGCACAAAACAAAAGCAGTTAATCCTGTAACAGGTAGAAGAAATCCTACTGTGTGTAATAATAGTTGGGGGTACAGTTACGGTGATATTCCTCTTTCAGGTATTAACGGTCATACCTACAGAGGAACATTTACTGATATTTCAGGTCAACCAGATGCAACCAAAAAAACATCACTGGAAACATATGGTGTGCCGGTTCCTGCAAGTACATACCTATTTCGTATGCCGGCAGTATCGGCGGGAGTTGATGCTGATGTGGTAGACGCCATTGCAGACGGAGTAATAATGGTAGGCTCTGCTGGTAACAGTTATTGGCCTTGTGTAAAAAATGCCAATGCAAATTATAACAATAGTATAAGATTTGGTGTGAGTGATTATGTTCACTCACAAGGATCAAGTCCTGCAAGAGTAATGATATGTGTCGGCAATGCTGGCACAAAAACTCAACAATATAAAGATACAAGCAGTAATTATGGAGACAGAGTCGACATCTGGGCGCCTGGAGAAAACATTATTTCTGCAGTTTATAACGGTCCCGGAGATGAAACACCTACTCCTTACACTAATACATTGACCGATACAAGGGACAGTAATTATTATATCGCATCTATATCAGGAACAAGTATGAGTGGTCCACAAGTCGCAGGTGTATTGGCTAGTAGAGCAGAACAAGATCCTAACATGACTCATGCCGAAGCATTAGATTATTTGATTGATAATTCAACATCAGGAGACATAAGCAGTACTGGTAGTGATTATGGGGACAGTGAATGGTTAGGTGATGGATCAATTAATGATCAAAACAAATATTTGAGATACATTTATCATAGACCATTAAACGGAACAGCATTTCCACATCAAGATCATAAAAAAAGACCAGTATCAGGGTCGGTATATCCAAGAAATAAGGTTAGACATAAAGGATAAATATTGTTATGGCAATCAGCACAATCAACATAGGAACACTAGCAAACGACGGTACAGGTGATGATCTGAGAGAAGCCTTTGTTAAGGTTAATAACAACTTCACTGAACTAGACGCTCGTCAGGCAGAAAACACAACAGCATCTAATAAATTAGCAGATGATGGTACAACAAAAGGTGTGTTTGCCGCAAAAACTAATGATAATTTAAGTTTTAAAAATTTAAAAGCAGGACCTAATGTTTCATTGAGTGCTGATAACAATCAAATTACAATTACATCATCAGGTATTGTGAGCATATTGTTCACAACTGATGTAGGTTCTTTAACACCAATTGGTTCTCAAGGTCAAGTTACTGTGCTAGGTACAGGTGGAACAACCACTGCAGGTAGTGGATCAAACATTACAATAAATTCAGCACTAGCAAACGAAACTTCACCCACACTATCAGCAACTTTAAATGCTGGTGGAAACAATTTTACAAACGTTGGCACAATAACAGGAAACAATTTTAACGGTTTAGTTAAAGGTGTAGACATCGATGACTTAGACAGTCTTGTTGGATTTGATTTTGGCGGTGTACAAAATCCTGTAAACAACTTGTTACAATGGCTTGAATCTTTCAATCCAGTGAATATGGGCACGATAGCGTCGCCTACAGCAACTGGCATTGACTTTGGATCTATCTAAGCATTTTACAACTCGATAAATACATATATCATGCATGATTTATGGACAGTTCAAACCGGTTATAATTTAGGTACATATCAAGAAAGAGTACCAGCAACAATCACATTACCTATTTCAGGTGCTGATTCAATTGTAACAATAGCAGGCACAATACCTCCTGGATTAAGATTAGAAGGTCAAACTCTGATAGGAACACCATTTCAAGTCAGTAGATCAACACAATTTGAATTTTGTTTAAGAGCCAAACACGATACAAGAATTCAAGATAGAACTTTCACAGTTAATATTGAAGGTGCCGATGCACCAACATGGATTACACCATCAGGTACACTTCCAATTGGAGCAGACAGCCAACTGTTTATCTTGGACAGTTCATATGTAGACTTTCAACTAGAGGCTCAAGATGCTGATTTAAGTGCCAACACAGTTTTAGAATATTATATTCCAGAAGGTGGTGGAGAATTACCACCAGGATTAACATTAAGTCAGTCAGGTAAAATTTCTGGGTTAGTGGATCCTATCAAAGCACTTGATATTTTATCCAGCACAGGCTATTATGATTCCAACGATTATGCATCAGCACCGTTTGACTTTGGATTACAAGGATCAATTGCAAATAAAAGTTTTTATTTTGATGTGCAAGAGTTTTCAGACTTGTACAATCAACAAGTAAGTAACAGGAATCAAAGAAAATTAAATCGCTTTTATAATTTTACAGTGAATGTGACTGACGGTGATTCAACTATAAGTAGAATATTCAAAATATTTGTAGTAGGTGACGACTTTTTAAGAGCAGACAATACGATTATGCAGATAGGAACAGGCATATTCACATCAGATGGAACATTTTTAAGAACTCCGCAATGGTTAACACCATCGGACTTAGGTTTTAAAAGAGCCAATAACTATGTTACAATATTTTTAGAACTGTATGATCCAAACACAGTGCCTGGAACTATCAGTTATATTTTAGAAAGCACAAACAGTGATAATTCTACTTCTACTATACCACCAGGTATGACTTTGGATCCCATCACAGGAGAAATAGCAGGTAGAGTTCCTTACCAACCTGCTGTAACCAAAGAATATAAATTTACAGTAAGTGCAGTTAGAGCCGGAACAGGCAGTGATTTAGTCACAGTGGTTATTACTCCATACGAAGACCAACAACAAGGTGGAGATAAATTAAAAATACAAAAATTACCAGTAGGTCTAGCAGATGGATTAGATGATTTAGAAAGTTTAGTTGGTAAAAAGATAACAATTAACAAAGAAGAATACACAATCTTAGGAGTAGATGGAGCAGATCAAGATTATGAAGTGCTTACATTGAATAGAAATCTTACAGCATCTGATTTAAAAGTTTATACTGGTACAGTGTACGATCCTAATGATTATAAAAACGGAATTCAAACAACAATAACAAGAGCAAACAATGAAATATTTGTTTACAATAGAATATCTAAAGACAACTACAAAGGTAGAACATTAAGAATTGGTTCTAATGAATATATTATTTCAGACATACAGTCTTTACTAGCAGAAGGTGAACCTGCATTACAAGGAATTGCTAATGCCACAGCAATGGAAAAATTAGTTTTAAATATTCCTTTAGTGGACAGTTTTGTTAATGAACAAAATATTAGTATAGCGGCATTTCAAAATGTGCCATACAGCAAAAACTTTTTATTAAACAGCACAGACACTCAACCCACAGCAACAAAGACATTTACTGTCAAGGTGTTGGGCGAAGTGGACAGTACACTGACATGGAACACTGCATCAGCATTGGGAACGTTAAAAGCAAACCTAACAAGCCATTTAAAGTTAGAAGCAACTAGCACAGTCGCAGATGCTAAAATGAAATACTTATTAATGAGTGGTTCTTTGCCTCCAGGATTAAGTCTATCGTTGGATGGAGAAATTGTAGGAAATGTTAGATTGTACAGTGAAAATTCTTTACCGGGTATAACATCATTTGATAACAATTTGTTAATACTTGATGGCGGAACAACCACAGTGGATGAAAGTTATTCATTTACAGTAAGAGCTCAAGATAGATTTGGATTTAGTTCTGTTGAACGTACATTTAATTTAATAATAAACACAGATGTTACAAAAACATTTACAGATTTATATGCTCAACCATTATTAAAATCATCACAACGAAGTTATTTCAAAGATTTTATCAGTAATACAAACATATTTGAAATAGACAAAATTTATAGACCCAATGATCCAGATTTTGGGTTACAAAAAAATATGCGTATGCTGGTTTATTCAGGAATAGAAAAGAAAGTTGTTGGTAATTATGTGACAGCAGTGTCAAAAAATCATAAACGTTCTAGATTTAACTTTGGAGATATAAAAACAGCAGTGGCAAAGTATCCTGGAACTAACAATATTGCCTACGAATTAGTGTATGCTGATGTCATAGACGTTAGAGATTCAAAAAGTTTAAGCACAAGAACATCATTTAAAATAAATCCACAAACTACATTCAAAGTTAACCAAACTCAGTTGGAAGTTACAGATGATTCAACGAAATTAAATGTTGGAGGTTCTGCTTACACTATTTTTGCTCAAGCAAATTCAAGTTTATCTATTTCAGGTGTAGGAACTAGTTTAGAAATATTTGCAAGAACAGGTAGATTGCTAGTTGATGTACCTAATGGAGAATTATTAATAGATATGCAGTCAGGTCCTGATTTAGTAGTAGGAACTGTGGAACAAATAACTGGAGATCCATTTAGATTTAGACCAAAAAATTCTGTAATCAAAGTGGACAGTGATTTATTGACAGCAAGTATGAGCAATGATGAAATAAGATACATCAGTAACATTTCTAATATGAGAGACAATATCAAATCGTTAGGCACAACTGAAGGAGGATTATTACCTCTTTGGATGCGTACAGCACAGACTGGTAATCAAGCATTAGGATATACCACAGCAGTACCATTGTGTTATTGTAAAGAAGGAACTAGTCAAAATATCGCTCTAGCAGTGAAAAACAGCGGATTTGATATTAAAAATATTAATTTTGAAATTGATAGATACATCGTGGCAGGAACAGAGGGCAATAGTGCTGATCAATACATACTCTTTCCTAACTATCAATATAATGTATAAGATAAATAACAGTAGGAAACAACTATTATGAGTAATATAGATTCAACAAGTATAGACGCAACATATCCTGTAGCAGGGCAAGATAACAATAGCCAAGGTTTTAGAGATAATTTCAACACAATCAAAAGCAATTTTGCCACAGCAAAAACAGAAATCACTAGTTTAGAAACTGACACAGCAAAACTAAACGCAACCAACAACTTTGCAGGCAATGAAGTTAGTGGTGCTTTATTCAAAGGTAACTTTACAAAAAGTCATAGTGCTGGCACAGTTAGTACTGATCAAAACATCAGTTTGTCTAATGGTAATTTTCAAACAATCACTGTGGGAGCAAATGTTACATTAACATTGGCTGACTGGAGTTCACAAGCAAATGCATTAGAAAGCATTGTGGTACAGATTGTAAAATCAGGTGGAGACAGAACGGTTACTTGGGCATCAAACGGTGGAACAATTAAAACAGCATCTGGATTTCCTACTCCATTTGTAGTTGACAGCACAACCAATCCTTTGGTAGTAGAATTTTATACTTACGACAACGGAGTGACTGTGTTCGCCAGATATATTGGTCAATTCAGTTAATATTTTATGTTCCATCCATTGGACAAAGACTACAAAGACATTCCAACTCAAGAATTAGAAAACAAACTCACAGAGTTGCGTACCAAATATTTGAGAGCAACCAATCCACAAGTACGCAATCAAATCAATATGTTCATCGCAGGTTACACAGAAGAATTGAAAATGCGTTGGTACCAAGAGCAAAAAGAAATAGACAAAAATTCTGGTAAAGATATAGATGATTTAATCAAAGTAGATTAATCATTGACTTTTTGAGTTAAATCACATATAATACACTTATGAAAATTGACACTTTAGGTTTGCCGAAGTACGGTGTAGAAGATTGTATGGATCTTATATACAAAGGCAAGTTGGATACACTGTTCAAAGTGTATGTGGAAAAAAATTCAGAAACTGAACAATTTAATCTGTCTATCAAAGAAACAGGTGACGGACAAATGCTAAAGTTCTATGAGCCATTAGACATCAGTTTGAAAGATTTTGACAATCTTTTACAATCAGAATGGTTTATGCCAA